CGAAGAAATTCGAGAAGAGATACAGCAAGAGGAAACCCAGCAGCCCGAGCGGGAAGTGCAGCAAGAGGTTGATGAGGGAGTTCAGCAGGAAGCGCAACAGGAAGAAAAGCCCCGAAGCGGATATATAGACTATAACGCTTTGCCTGAAGAGGTTAGAGACACGGTAAAAATGCGTGTTGATGGCGACTTTAGGAAAATGAAGGCGCTAGAAAAGAAAGAATTGGAATATCAGCAGAAGCTAAAAGAATACGAAGAAAAGCTTTCCGAGCTAAATAGGCCAAAAGAAATACAGCCGCCTACAGCAGACGACTTTTATAATGACCCTGAAGGCGCAGAAAAAAGGCTACAAGATTATAATAATTATGTGTCTAAAAAAGTAGATTGGGACACAAGCCAAAAGTTGCGAGAGCAGCATCAGCAACAAGAGATTGAGAGACAGCAGGCCGAGCGCCAGCAGTTGTTTTTGAAGAAAGCAGAAAGCGCGGGAATTAGCCAGCAAGAATTAGCTTATGCGGCTTCTATCGCGGCCCCTGTTTTAGGTGATGACGCACAGTCATACTTAGTGGGTCACGATTACGGTCCACAAATACTAAGGCAGTTAGTTAAAAACCCGATGGATTTACAAGAATTAGCGAACCTGAACCCTTATCAGGTGGGTGTGAAAGTAGAAAACATGGCAAAAAACTTTAAACCTACCAAGGTAACAAAGGCACCGCCACCGGATGAGCCAATACAGGGTTCTGGCGTAGATTCTAAAGATGAATACCCGATCCTTAAAGGCTCCACTATTTTTTAAAGAAAAGATGAGGATTTAGGATTATGCCTAATAACTTAAGTAGTAATGTCATGACTAAAGTCATGAAATCCATTGCGGCGGGCTTTGAGTCCAACCGCGTTTCAACTAAAACCGTAAATACCGAGAACATCAAGGGTGAGCATACCAGCTCTACCGGGGATACTATTTATCGTAAGCGCAAAACGTCGTATCGCGCCGCTGAAACCAGCAGTGGCGATGTTTCTGGTGGTGGGGCAGACAATGATATTCTTGTTGGTCGCATCCCTTACGTTAAGCAAGATGTTATCACCGTTAAGGCTCAGTGGGACAGCGTAGAGGAAGCGCTAGAGCTTAATCAGCTTGATGAATTACTCGCCCCCATGGGTGAAGAACTTGTAACTCGTGTTGAGCGTAACTTTAACGACTACATGATTCAAAACTCTGGTTTGACTTTTGGTACTCCTGGGACAGCGGTAGACGCCTGGACGGATGTAGCTTACGTTGAAGCAATGATGAATGAGATTGGTGTTCCTTCACAGGGTGAAAAGTACTACCAAATGAATAGCTTTACCGGCGCAGCTTTGGCAAGCGCAACGACCGCTATTAACCAAGAGGGTCTTGTCAAGACTGCATTTGAGCAAGCTCAAGTTCCATCACCGCTTGCCGGTTTAATCCCTCTTAAGTCTAACGCTTTGCGTTCCTTTACTTCTGGTGATGCTTCAGGTGATAGAGAAGGAGCGCTTAACGGTGCGCCTGATGTTACTTGGGCAAGCGCAAAAGACACAATGCAGCAAACTATTACTGTAGACGGTTTTGGTGCTAACACCACAATTAAAGCGGGTGAAACCATTCGGATTACAGGTAAATACCACGCTAACCCAAGCAATCAAAATGTTTTGATTGATGAGACGAACGCTAGGGTTGAATGGTGTTGGACTGTGGTTAGCGATGCAACGCTTGATGGCTCTGGCGCCGGTACAATCACAGTGACGAATGCGGCAATCTTTGACGCAGCAAGTAATAATCAGTATGACAACATTAGCGCCGCGCCAGCGGATAATGATGTAATTACCATTTTGGGTTCTGACTCTACACTTTATAAGCCTAACTTGGCTTATCACAAAGACGCATTTTCATTTGCAACTATTCAGTTACCAAAGCTTTATGCGACTGACTTGAGCTATAAATCTGCTGATGGCTTGACATTTCGTGTTTCTCGCTATTCAGACGGAAGTGCTAATCAGCAATTGCTTAGAGTTGACCTTGTGCCTGCTTTTGGTGTTTCAAATCCGTTGCACTCGGTTCGGTGTTTCGGCAAATAAGGCTATATCAAAAGCCTTCAAGCTTAAAAGGGGTGGCGTTAGCTGCCCTTTTTTATTTGTGGTAAAGTTGTCTGAGAGGTCTAATTATGATTGCATCCGACTTAATACGTGACGCTTATTTAGAGATAGGCAAGTCTGCCGCTGAGCAACCGATAACCGGCGACGAAACACTAACAGCTATACGATATCTAAACAATATAGCCTATTCAAAGGCTCATATAATTACGGATTACACCGTAATCGAATCGGCTAGCGACGAAATAACATCTTCTGATTCTTTTAATTTGTGGTTTATTAAATCTTTGGCAATAAAGCTAGCCCCTCAGTATGGACAGCTAGAGTCATATTTGCCGTTAAAAGAAGACGAAAAGGACGCTTGGCAGTCTGTATTAATTGCTAATAGTCGAATCCCAGCGCCGCAACTTAACAGCAATGTTCCTTATGGTTCAGGTAATAGAAGTAGTTCTAATGGATACTCAGATAGATTTTATAAAGAGTCTGATGGCGGCGTTCTTACCGAACAAAACGCACAGATTATCGTTGAGGATGACACGTGAGCTTACTTAGAGATGGCATAGACTTGCCGTTTACTAACGGCTTTTATCAATCTAGAAGCCTCGGTCTTTCTGCTCAACAATGCATTAACTACCGAGCAAATATATCTCCTGTTGGCGCTCTTAGCGCCGAGTCCTTGTATCAAACGGAAGGCATAAAAGGCATCATTGATTCGCCCGGAAGTGTTACGTGTCGAGGCTCGCACACTATGAACTCGATACCCTACGAGGTTTCCGGTAATACGCTCTATAGAATAGATCGAACTGTAAACCCTGATTTAACGGAAGTTTACACAAGGGTAAATCTTGGCACTATTAAAGGATCTGGCCGTGTAATCATGGCGTCAATATGGAGTAGTACTGGTTATGAAATGGCAATTGTTGTACCTGGACAGTTTGCCTACTACTACACGGAGTCAGGCGGAACAGTAGAGAGCCTGATTGGCCTAACAAACTTTGACAACCCAGTTAATGACGTAATTAGCATTAATGGTTTTTGCGTTTTTCTCGAAACTGGAACCAATAGGGTCTTTCACTCAAATCTTAATAACGTGGCGTCATACAACGCTTTGGATTTTGAGCTTATAACTCGGACGCCAAAAGTTATTGGCCTTATATCCTTTAGAGGGCAAATGTTTATTATGGGTGAGGACCAAATTCTCCCCTATACTTTTGTCGGTGGCTCTAATTTTGTATTTCAGTACCAACCTAATTCATCGATCCCAAGCGGGCTGAATAGCCTTCACGCCAAAGCTATAACTAGGCAGTCATTTTGCTATCTAGGGGGCGGCAAGAATGAAACGCCCGCTGTATGGTTGTCAACAGGAACATACCCGCAAAGAATAAGTAATGATGCTATAGAGTACTTAATTAGAGATATCAATATTTTAGACCAAGCATACATAATGTATTTTGCGATTGATGGCGGCGAGTTTATAGCGCTAAAAGTAGGTGGGTATTGCTTTGTCTATGACCTTTTAACGGGTCGATGGCATCAAAGACGGTCAAGCGTTGGTGATAATGAGGTAGCTTGGCGCGTTTCGTCGATAACAAAAGCTTACGGCAAGCTTATTGTTGGCGATGATATTGACGGGCGAACAGGTTACTTGTCGAATGATAATACGGAATACGGGGTAAATGTTCGACGATCATTCATCATGCAGCCTTTTGACAATCGCGGTAGGCACGTATCATTAAAGTCCTTGGTTTTGGCTATGGATACAGGTTATGACGGCGATATGGTGCTTGAGTGGTCTGATGATGACGGCCATACGTGGTCTGACGGGTTGCAGCGTGGTGCTGGCGGTATTGGTGACTATGGGCGCCACGTTAGATGGGATAGATTAGGGTCTTCTGCATATTCCCGCACATTAAGGTTTGGCACCTCTTCAGATTCGAAAGTCAACGTTAACAAAGTGATAGCCTTGCCATGAGTTTGTTGCCTCATATAGTCGACAAGATAGTTAAGACAAGCCTCGAAGCGTCTGAGGTTATGCGCGCGTGGATGGAATCAGTTAACGATCACATAAATAGTCGTAGTAAATTTGGATTTATTGATTATAACGATACCAGCACGTCTGCATCGCCTATTCTTTTAGTGGCGGATGAGTGGACAGATATCCCCAATGATGGCCTTGGGGCGTTCACAAACAAGCTCTATACTCCCGAAGGTGTTAGCGAGCTGCTAGATACGTCAACAGGCTACTTGGATTTTTCAGACATAGCTCTAGGTAGCGAAATCATAGTTCGAAACGATTTCACAGTAACCCCAGGAACTAATAACGCATTGCTTGAAGCCCGGTATTTGCTTGGCGTTGGGGCAGGTGAATACGCTCTTCAATTTTGGTCTGAAAGGCTGGATAACGGCAGTGGTATAGGCTATCAGAGAGTAACATCATTCCCTATTTACATGGGGGACACTAACACACAATCAAACCCGGCAAAGCTACAGATTAAGCTTTCAACGACTGGAACCGTGGTTAATGCTGGCGTCTATATTTCTATAAGGTCTGATTGATGGCTGTCACTATTTACAAAGATTCTAACGCTAACGCTATTTTTATAGAGGACTCTAACGGCGCTCAATTTCTTAACTCGTTACAGGCCACTAGTGATGGTCTAACTTGTACCGTGCATGATTTGGCTAGAGATATTGAAATTATTAGTACTGCGCAGTATGACGACTTTTTAGATGAGGCAGGCAACCTTTATGGCAACAATGCCACCGAGGTATGCAACGCCTTAAACGCTATATTTGTTGCGTCAGGAACGCCACTAACAAACATCCCGGAAATAACATCAAGTCTTACCGCTACGATTGTAGCGGGTGAAACACTTAATTATGAGCTTACAGCTAATTATGGTGTAGGCTATGAATGGGACTTAACAAATGTTCCAGGGATCACCACGGTTGACGGAAATGTTAGACTATTAATAGGTGGATCAAGCTTGGCAGAAGGCACTTATAACATTCCTGTTAAAGCGATAAATTATAACGGAGAAGACTCTGAGACAATAGTTTTAACGGTTTCTACGCCTCCATTCGCAAACACTAAAAGCGTAAGGTTTAACAACCAAGATTATTTAGGGGCAAACGCCAGTCTTTTAAGTGGTGTCTTAGGAAGGACTGGGAATGGCTCGGGCGCTTCTGACGCATGGACTATTTCGTTTTGGTTTAACCCCTCTACAGCATCTCAAGGCCAAACTATTTTTTATTTTGGTGACAATGATGTCGCTAATTCCGGTTATATAAATCTTAGATATTTGGGATCTACCGACAAAATAAGGCTCCAGTATGGCACTAATAACAACTATGTTAGGTTTCAGTCTGCAAATGTGTCACTTCCCGCTAATACGTGGTCGCACGTTTTAATATCCTATGATGGCGGAACAACGGGGGCGGCAAGTGGGAGCCTAAACGATTATTACAGTAGGTTTAAGGTTTTTTTTGATGGTGTTAACGTTATATCGGGTGGCGCTTGGTCTCATAGGAATTACGGATACACTGGAAGCATAGACCCTGACAATTTAAGGGTTGGCCGCTTTAATTCAGGTAACTACATGCGGGACAACTGTAAGGTTGACGAATTAGCTATATGGGATAGTGATCAAAGCGCGAACGTGTCCGACATTTACAATAGCGGGTCGCCGTTTGATTTATCAACTTTAACTAGCGGTCCTACGCATTGGTGGCGCATGGGCGACGGCGATACATACCCAAACCTAGAGGACAACGGATCGGCTGCAAATTGCACTTTTGTTATGTACAATATGACCAGTGCGGATATAGTGAGTGATGTTCCTTGATGATTGAGATAGAAAACTTTTTAGATTTCCCCGAAAACATTATTGATTACGCAAAAGAGGCTAACTTTGTTGACGAAGAAAGCCCTTACGACGGCATAGTTTACCCTTTAATATGTAAAGATATTCCAGAGAAAATCCTTTACGACGCAATGTACAATCTTACTTATAAAGCTATGGGAAGGATGCCGAAAGACCCCGTTTGCTTCATGAGGCGAAGCCCGGAAGGCCAGCCAGTGCCGCACAGGTATCACACTGACAATTCAATGGGCGCTTACTCTATGATGCTGTACCTAGAAGATAATCCTGATGCTGGAACAGGGTTTGCTAGGCATGAAGAAACGGGGTTGACTACTGCGCCAGTAACGGCGGCGTCATTAAATAAGACTATTAAAGACTGCAATGATGATAGCAAATGGCAAATTTACAAAGTTGCAGAAATGGTCAAAAATAAAGCTGTGATATTTGATTCACATTTATTTCATGTTGCTTTACCGATTGGCGGATTTGGTAAAGGCAAAGAATCAAGAACAGTTTTTACCTGTTTTTTTAGTTAACGACCCCAAAGCACGCTCACCTGTAATCCGCCGATTCAAAAAAATGTGTGGCGGGGTCTCCAATTTAAGGCGGATTTATGAAGCGCGTTCTATTTGTTGCTGTTTGTAAGATATTTTTACTTATTCTTGTTTTATCCCCTCTCGCCCACGCAGAGAAATACAATCCAATGCATTATGAGATCGCATGGCAAGCAATGCACGTAATTGATGTTATGCAGACTTTAGAAATACAAGATCATGAGCACTTAGAGGAATCGCATTCTCACTGGATTATTGGGCGCCAACCCGATGATGATAATGTTTATGCTTGGGGCATTGCATCCGCCCTCGCTCATTATTTTTTAATGAAATGGGTTGATGACAATACTAAATACGGAAAAGTTATAAGGAAAATTGAAGTTGGCTATAAGTTTGGTGTTATACACAAAAATTATCAGGCAGGAATAAGGATTTCGTTTTGATTAGAGAAGCTGAAATACAAGATTTTGAAGCTATACTTGATATGTGTGAAACATTTTGGAAGCACACTCAGTTTGACGAACCTTTTGAGCGTGACCACACAAGAAAAATGGTTCAGATGTCATATGATCACGGCTTACTTTTGGTTGCTGATAACGACGGGATAGAGGGGTTTATAGCAGCGGTAGCCTCCCCTCTTTTAGGAAGCTCTAGCGCCATAGCGGCGACCGAGTTGGCTTGGTGGGTAAACCCAGAAAAACGTGGTAATATGTCAGGTGTGAAACTTTTATCTTCACTTGAGCGCTTATGTATAAAGCGAAATGTTAAGTACTTAAATTTGGCTTATATGCAGTCAAGCATGCCTGAACAAGTTCAAAGCATGTATGAACGAATGGGTTACAAACTGCAAGAAACTTTATACACAAAGGTGATAAATGGCGGCGATAACATCAGCAGTAATAGTGGCAGGGTCAGCGGCCTATTCCGCAGACCAACAAAGGAGCGAGGCTAACGAAGCTGCAAGGCGGCAGGCTGAGGGCGTTAGGCAGGGACAACTAGAAGCTAGAAACGCAACCGAAAGAGCCAGAAATGTATTAACGGGCATGGCAGAGCCTCAACAGCAACAAATTGTTCAAAGGCAGGAGCTTGACGTTGAAAGGCAGCAACTCCTTGATGAGATAGAAAGCCTAGAAAATAGGAGGCCTTCTGGAAGGGGGCGACTATTTCATGAACGTACTCTATCGAGGGCTAGGCAGCGGTTAAATGATTTCGATGCAAACAGGGCGCAAGTTGAGTCTCAAGCTAGGGCGCAATCTTCTATTTCTTCAGGTCAAAACGCTACACAGCAACCCGTAGGCCAAACGGGTTCTACATTGTCAGATGTCGTGCAAGATGCGCAGCCAAACGAAGCGGCGCAAGTAGACATATCGCAGTTGCCAGCAGACCCACGACGCGAATTGCTAACCGGAATTCTTGGTCAGTTAGCTTTTACTAACCAAGGGTTTACAGGTGCACAACAGACACTATCACCGTTAGCGCAAAGTGTTGCGCCTTACCTACAGCAGCAAGCAAACCTACTAGGCGTCGGTGGTGACGCTGCTAGGCAAGAGGCTATCTCCCAAATTTCAGACCCATTAGCGGCTGAGCAAGAAAGAGCGATATTAAGAAATAATGCTGCTTTGGGCGGTGTTGGCGGTAATGTATTGTCGCAGCTTGCAGAGCAAACGAGGTCTAGGACGGAGGCGAATATAAGCAATAGGCTGGCCGATCTTGGAAGGGCTGCTTCGCCCGGTCTTAATGCACTTCAAAGCTTGTCAAATCTAAGGCTTAATCAGGGCCTAGGTATGTCAGACGTTATTGGGGTTGGATCTAGGGATTTGGCAGCGCAAGAAACAGCAAGGCGTCAGGCTTTGGCTAATTTAGAGTTGGGACTAGGTTCAGAGCTTACGCAATTAGCTCAAAACCTCGGTACTGCTAGAGCTGGCGGAGCGGCCTTTGCGGCGCAATCCGCTAACCCACTTTCGGCGGGCTTGACGGCTGGACTAGATGCTTACACTGGTGCCGGCGGTACTTTTGGAAGCAACAAAAAGAACCGCAATCAGCAATGAATGTTCGAAATCCAAATATTTACGGGAATATAGCGTAATGGTTAGTCCTTTACAGTCAATAGCGGCAGGTTTAAGACCTGCAAGTGACCCTCTTATGCAAGTTGGAGACATACTTGCTAGAGGCCGTCAGGTTAATTCTAATTTACAGAGTCAAGAATTGCAGCGTCAGAACCTACAGCAGCAAATGAGCCAAAGACAGCAGGCAATGACGAATGAGCAATCATTGGGTGCTGCTCGATACCTAAACTCGCTAGGAAAACAACTTTTATCAGTGGATGAGTCACAATGGCCGCAGATATTAGGACCAAATTTGCCACAGCTTCAGCAGCTAGGTTATACCCCTGAGATATTGCAAAACATGACGCGAGAGCAGATACAGGGCGTGGTAGCTCAAACAGAACCACTTATGCAGCCGACAGGGCAAACGGCATCACAGAGAGACCGAGCGTCACTACTAAAAGATTTAAAATCAAGCGACGAAAACGTTAGAGACTCCGCCGCAATAGCTTTAGGTATAAAGAGTAAAGATAAGCCGATTAGTGCTATTTCTGAGAAAAACTTAATAGATGCTCAATCTAAGTTTATGGACTCTAAGTCTAAAGCTACAGAATATGATTTGCTTGCGGATGACTTTTTAAGATTTAAAGATTCTTTACCTACGGGTAAGGCTGCAACAATTAGCGAATTTATTAAGTCGTCCACTGGTACTCAAGACGAAGAGACCGAGCTTAGACGAAGATTGCAAAAGGTAAGACTTTCGCAGGCGCTTAAAAACTTGCCGCCCGGACCTGCAACCGATAAGGATGTAGCCGAAGCAATGAAAGGCGTTCCTAAAGAAAACGCTTCTGTTGATCAGGTTTTACAATTTTTAAGAGGTTCGGCAAAAATTGAATCTTTAGAGGCCGACTTTCAAGAGTTTAAAGCTAATTATATTTCAGATAATGACGGATCAAAAGGTCTTATAAAATCTTGGAAGCAAGCCATTAAAGATGGAAAAATAGATTCTTACAACGATGTTGTTAGCGGTGGGACTTCTAGTGAGCCAGCCGGTATTAGATTTTTAGGGTTTGAATAATGCCAATAGCAAAAGTGCAAATGCCAGACGGGCGTATAGCTAGAATTGAGGTTCCAGAGGGGACGACCCAAGACCAAGTTATGCGGTTTGTAAATGACAATCAGGCAAATTTTGATGGCGCCCCCGCAGAAGCGCCTACGGTAAATCAGCCTATGCAGGCTGAAACCCCTGTTGTTACGCCAAGCCAGCCTACTGGTTCAGAGCTATTGATACAGCAAAAAAACCAAGACATGCCGCTAACTATTATGCAGCAAAGAGCGGCAGCAATGGGTGTAGACCCTCAGGCCTCAGATAGAGCGTTGTTAACTTCTGATAGGGAAATTAGATTAAAGCAGCTACAAGAAGAAAATCCTTTTCTATTCGATATAATACAAGACTTAAATCCCGCCGAAGCAGCAGCTATCGGATTTCAGCAAGGTCTAAGAACTATTGCAAGGGGAGCTGGAAAGGCGGCGGGTCAAAATCTTTTTCCTGAAGTTAACGATCCGGCATTGCAAAAATTGCAAGAAGCTAGTACAGCAGCAAATATAGGAAAGATAGCTGGCGAGGCCGCTCCGTTTGCAGCGGTGGCGCCATTGACCGGCGCGGCGGGAACCGGCTTACAAATAACTAGAGGTGGAACTCAAATTGTACCGCAAATCGCATCAACAAAAGGTAGAGCGCTTGCTTCAGGCGCCTTGTCGGGCGCAGAAGGGGCATCTATCGCAGCCGGACAAGACAAGTCAGGCTCAGAGGTTGCTTTATCGGCACTTCTCGGGGGAGCTTTGGGAGCTGGCGCAGAAATTTCTATTCCTGTCATTAATCGCAGTGCTCGTAAAGTTTTAGATAAGCTTGGATTTAAAGGTGACAGGGCGGTCGATGATAGTGGAAACTTAACTCAAGAGGCTATAGCCACCCTAAGAAATGAGGGTGTTGAGGTTGACGAGTTTTTAAGAGAAACTTTCGAAAACGCTGATATTGGCGACGATGCAAGACGTGCTGTTTTTGAAAATCTCGGAATTACCCCTACTCAAGCGCAAGTAACAAGAGACAAAAATTTATTTAGTGATCAGCTAGAAGCCTTTTCTCAAGAGGGGCAAGTCACCCAAGCTATCGAAAGGCAGGATAGAGTATTAAACGATCTTGTCAGAAAAGAGGTTGGCTCTATTGGTGGTGTTGCTGAAAGGGCTAGTCAGTCGGTATCTGACGCAATTATAGATAAGGCTGTACAGCTAAATGATAAAATAGTGAATATTTATAGGCAGGCTGAAGAGGCGGCGCCAAACGCTAAGAATGTTAAATTTAATAACGCTGCTAGACTGCTAAAAACTAGCGCTGGTTCAAATGACGCTACCGGCGGTGTTATTTCTGCCCTTAAAGGAAAAATGGAAAGTATGGGAGTCCTTAACGACTGGCGTGCTAGCGGTAGAGTCTCAGTACAGCAGGCCGAAGAGTTAAGGAAGTTTGCCAACTCTCTATTTGATTCGTCTACTAGTTTTGGCCGGGGTTTTATAAGAGATTTTAAGAACAGCTTAGATTCAGACGCGCTTGACGCTTCGGGAAAAGACTTTTTTGGTCAAGCTAGGCAAGCTAAAGCCGATTTTGAGAAAGGGCTTTCGACGACATCTAAAAGCAATTTTGGCAAGCGCAAAAAATCCCTAGTAAGAGATATTCTTGAGGAAAAAATACCAGAAGATAAGATAGCAGAGCGCGTTGTTTCTAGAGGTTCGGTTTATGACGACAAGTCTTTAGTTGAGCTTAGGAACTATTTGACTAGCGGGTCTGAAGCTCAGGTGGCGCAAGGGATTGAGGCGTGGAATGATATTAGGTCTCAGGCGATGAAAAATATATTTGATAGCGCCTTTAAAGGCCCTGCTAACCGCGAAGGGGTAAGGCAAATTACTAGAGCCGGAATAGAATCAGGCATTAAAAAGATAGGACCACAAAAGTTTAATGTCCTGTTTTCGCCTGATGAGAGAAAGTTTTTAACGGATATTCTTAGCGTCTCCTATCTTAGGGAGCCGCCACCGGGCGTTAAGGCTTCACCGTCAGGACCGGCAATTAGAACTTTGCAGTCTGCGCTTTCTAGACTGCCTTATGTGGGCGGAGAGATAGCAAACAGACTTATCGATGACGTAAGGAAAAAAGCAACTGAAAAGCGCGTATTGGATCTTGTTGATATGGCAGAAAGAGCTTCTAAAAAGAACAATGAAATGTTTGAGAAAAAACTAAGAAATAGCAAGGCAGGAAAAGCGTTAACCGCAACACCATTGGTAGCGGTCCCTGCATTAGCAGAGGAAGAAGAATGAGCAACACAAGAGTATTTACAGACCCAAGGTCGCAACACTTTAAAAGTGACGGTGTTTCTTCCAATTCATCTGGCAAGCTATATTTTCGAGAGCCGGGTAGCGGAAGTACGACACTAAAAGCTATTTATTCAGATAAAGAGTTGTCTGTTCAGCTTCTCAACCCTGTTACGCTAGATTCCAACGGTAGAGCGCCTGAAATCTTTTTGGATGGCGATTATAGCGTGGAAATGACCGATAGTTCAGACGTTCAGATATGGCGTATCGACAATTATCAGCCGCCAGAGGTTGAGGGACAGTTTGCAGAATGGGGTTCGACATTTACATATGCTGTAAATGATTACGTTAGATACACGGACGGTAATTATTACGTATCACTACGCTCTGGTAATGTGGGCAACGTCCCAAGCAGTTCGACCACATATTGGAGTCAGGCATTTTTTATAACGGTTTACAACGCTAGCAAAAGCTATAGTGTTGGCGACCTTATTTATTATGACGGAAATCTTTACACATCACTAACAAATTCAAATCGAGGCAACACGCCAAGCACTAGCTTTGATGACTGGCGGCGCCCTGGGGTTAGTGTCCCCGTTATTTCTGGCTACGTAGGAAATATAATTAAATATTTTCGAACTGACGTTGAAGTTTCCCCCTTAATTTTAACTGGCCTTATGAGTAACAATGTTTGGCACTCTATAGGTCCTACCGGGTCAGGAGCGGACACAGAGTGGGACTTAATGAGCGAACTTCCCAGCAACGCCGTATCTGTTACGCTATCTTTTGCG